TCATGCCGCGACCTGGACACCGCTGCACACCGAGATCCAGCGGCTTGCCTGTGCATCGACATAGTTCTTGGTCGCTGCCTGCATCGACAAGCTGGATTCGGCTGACAGGGTCAGTGCGCCGGCGAGCGTGCCGTCCGCCTTGGGCGGGGCACAGGCTACCCGCGTGTCGACATATCCCTTGGTCGCAGCCTGCAGCGGCGGCGTCGGATCGGTGGCTAGCACCAGCGCTCCGGTGAGCGTGTCGCCACTGCGCGATACGCGCGTATCGGCATACTGCTTTGTCGCGGCTTGCAACGAACTCGTGGGGTCGAACGCCAGCGTCATCGCACCGGTCGCGCAGCTACAGCAGATGCGTCGGCGTCGGCTTGCAGACAGTCGGAGGCCGGCCATTTCCTCACGCTGTGGAGCTGTCGGTAATGAGGCCGAAGGTGGCCATCGCGGTCAGCAGCGAGGCGAGCGCCGCGTTGCCACTGCGCGAGCCGGTGACGGTGACCTTGCCCGAAGGCGTAGCGCTGTTGGCACCGAACGTGGTGAACTTGCCGGACGCTGCTGTCGTGCCGCCGATCGCCGTGCCGTTGATCGTGCCGCCGGTCACAGAGACGAGGGGCAAAACTACACTGCCGCCGCCGTTTCCCTGTAGCAACAGGTTAGCTGAGGCCCCAGCCGCCTCCATGACGAGGCAGTTGGTCCCCGAGATATAACGATAATTGAAAAAAGAGGCAAGTGTCGCGCCGGTGTCATTCAAACACATGAACTGGGAGCCAGATGTTGACTGACAGATCGACAATGTACTGCCCGTCCACTTCGCCGACGTCAGGCCAACAGTGCCGGTGAATGGAGGCGATGCAACGGGAGCACGCGACGTGTCGGTGGGATGCACATGGTCCGCGCGCGCCCACGTCGTTGCCGTGCCGGCCACGGCAGTGCCATCCATCGCGGGCGTGGAGCTTGCCCCGGCCGGCACGTTGGTGACCAGCGCATACGGCGCCAGAAGCGAGGTGAACCCAGCACCGCTCACTGTACCTGAAGCCGAAAGGTTCCCCACCGTCACCGCGCCGGCATCCGAAATGGATAGCAATTCGGTTGCCCCGTTCATGTAGCGCAACCGCGCGGTACCGGAGGTGGCGTATTGCAGATATCTGCCGGGTGCGCTGTTCAGTGCGGCGCCACCATTGAAGTCGATGATGTGCCCGGCCGTCATGCGAACCGCTGCTACCGGATCGGTCGATCCAGTCGGTGGTATGGCGCCTCTGGTATCGAGCGCTTGACGGATTTCTGTATTGTTCTGGAAGCAGTAAGAGCTGTCAACATAGCAGTTTGTCTGCGTTCCCATCCAAATGCCAGCGGTGAACTCAGTGACAGGATTATTCACCGTATCTTCCTGCGCGAAGACCGCATGTATCATCTGGCGCACGCCAACGCCGCCGAAGCGGTTTGCATTGGCGCCGTCGTCCAATCCAGCGGCTCCAAGGTCCCACTCCTGAGACACAATCGCACCGGACACCGATGACGGCTGCAGAGAAAGATCCGACGCCTCCGAGATCAATGCCCAACTTGGAGACGCCGCCCCGACTGGCCGATGGACCTGGAAGTAACCGCCGACTGCAATGCCGCCGACGGTGCTGCCGGCACTTATCTTCGACAGGAACGCCCAGTTTTGGGTCCCGTCATTTGCCCCCGCGCCTACGTCGACGACCAGGGCAGAGTTTATGTTGCTACTTGTACCGCCTGAAAACGCAGACGCTCGGCGGATTCGCAAATCGTTGCCATCGTTGAACGCCGGACTTGCCCGACCGACGATAACCTGGTTGTTGAGAAGCAGGCCGGGGATGCCGGACGCTTGATAGTTGACCATAGGCCCGAGCGCCTGCCCGACACCAGTGCCGAAGCCCGTGATTGCTCCGCCCGTAGCTCCTGTGATCTGGCCAGACACCAATGTAGTAAACGCGCCTGCCGCTGGAGCTGTGCAGCCAATGGCCGGAGGCGAGGCCAGGTAGGTCGAGAAGCCAATTCCAGACACTGCACCCGACGATGACAATGTACTGAATGCGCCAGAATTGCCGGCGGCAATCGCCGCGGTGACGCTGGTCGCCGTCTGGTAGCCGCTCGGGTTGGTTGCGTTGTACGGCGTGAACGTCAGCGCATCGGTCACGTCCTTGCTCGCGAGCGCCACGGCGCCGCCGCGCGCATTGAAGGTGACAACGCCGGATCCGTCGACATATTGCTTCGTAGCAGCCTGTAGAGGCGTCGAAGGATCTCCTGCCAGAGTCAGGCTACCCGTTAGACTGCCGCCCGACGTTGGCAGCGTCGTTGCGACCTGTGTATCGACATAGCCCTTCGTCGCGGCCTGGAGTGGCGCCGTCGGATCGGCTGCTAGCACCAATGCTCCAGTAAGCGTGTCACCACTTCGCGATACACGCGTATCCACATACTGCTTGGTTGCCGCCTGTAGCGACGCGACAGGATCAGCCGCCAGCGTCAGCGTACCGTTCAGCGCACCGCCGGACAATGGCAGCGTATTCGCGGCAAGGTCGCAAAGTGTGGTCGGTGACGTTGTGCCGGTCGGCGTGACCAGAAGCTGGCTGATGTCGACGTTGCCAATGCCGGCAAGTCCGCTCATGAACTGGGTGTAAGGAACGGCGGTGTTGCTGCCGCTCTGCCCGAGCGGAACGAGATCGTTGCTGGCCGGTACTGTGCCAGCGGCCAGCGATGCGACATTGAACGGTGCAGCGTTGGCCGACAGAGCACCGTTGGTCAGACTAAGATTGGCGCCAATGCTGATCGGCTCGGGGCCACCCACGCCGGCGCTGGCGCGACCGACGAGGGTTCCGCAACTGATCGCAAGCTGTGGCTGAACACCCGCGAGGACCTGTGCCCTGGTTACCTTGCGGGCGATGCCGCTTTGGCTGACCAGTAATTCGTCGTTGTCGGACGCGGCCGTGGCGGGCGCGAGCTGATCGATTGTCGGCATGATAGAGACGGCCTCTCAGGCGCGCAGTGGCGAGACTGCGCGGGCTATAGTTGGTTGCGGATGGGGTGCGAGCGGCCGCGGGGGCGGCCTTGTTGCTACGACGTCAGAACTGGATTGCCGTTCTGGTCGGTCAACACGACACCAGTGTCGGTGATCAAAGCGTTGGGTGGGGCCGGCGGAACCGACAGGTAGAGCACCGGCAGCAGGATGCTCCTATTGATAGTGCGGCCATTCGTCGTGGTGATGATCAAATTCACTGTATAGACGGTCGCCGGCTGACCGCCGGACAGCCACAGGATCGCGACCGCACCGTCGGTGGTCGCGCTGTTCAGAGCGAGGTCACCGGGATTGCAGGGCTCGATCACCACATCGAGCGTGGCGATGGCGTCACCATCATTGCCGACCAGCGCCGGCGATATGTCGAACTGGTAGTCCAGCACATCGACGGGGTCTTTCGTCGGCCAGTTCAGCGGCGGGGGAGCCACCGCTGCGGAGCCGCGCGGCACCGGAATGAATGAGTCCAGCACGACGGTTCGCGCGCTGCTGGGTTTCCAGACGTGTGTAGCTGGAGTGGGCATGCCAGAATCCTGATTGGAGTAAAGTGTTCAACTCTTGCCGACTAACGTCGCGAGCTGCGCACTGAGGACGGCAAGCTGCGCCTGCAACTCGGCGACGGTCGGGACGGCTGCGGCCGGAGGTGGTGCGGTCGGCGGAGCGAGCTTCGCTCCGTCGAAAAGCCAACCCTCCGCGACATTCGCCTGCGACGAGACGTCCACCCAGACGAGCGCGGGGTTGAACATGCTCGTGATGTCGCCGTCGGTCTTCAGCAACTCGGCGACCACACTGTCCTGAATTCGTGCATAGGTCTTCATCGACATTCCTACCATCTGACCACGACGAGGCCAGGCGAACCCGGAGCGCCGTCGTACGACGTGGCACTGTTCGCACCGGTGCCCGCGCCGGATGCGCCGCCGCCCGGGGAGTTGCCTGCCAAACCGTATGTCCCGCTGTTCCGACAGCCGCCCATCGGGGCGGCGCCGCCGAGCCCGCCTTGGTTCAAAGCACCGGCCTGGCCCGAGGAGCCGGTGATGTTGGTGTCACCACCTACGCCGCTGCCGCCCGGCGTTGCGCCGTTCTGCGGACTTCCCACGGTGGCGAGCGCGTTCAGGCTACCGCCCGTCGCGCTGACATAGGGGCCGAAGCTGGACGTTCCGCCAGCCCCGGCAGATGCCCCGCTGGCGGTCCCAGCGCCGCCGCCACCTCCGATTGTCACCGACACCGTCTGGCCCGCAGCCAAACCAGTGATACGTTTGCGCGCGTAACCACCACCGGAGCCACCACCGCTCGGAATACTGCCGTACGAGGCGTAGCTGCCCGATCCGCCCCCCCAAACCTCAACTTCCACCTGGGAAACTCCGGCAGGCACGGCAAAGCTGCCGCTGCTGAGGAAGGTCTGCACCCCCGAGGCGAACCCAGGGCGCAGCGCAGGGAGCTTCCAGGTGAGGAACGGCGCGGTGGGCAACTGCACAATGCTTGCCGCACCGATCGCCGTCTGACCGTACGAAACAGTGACGACGTACAGGCCCACCCAGCCATTGTCGATCGGCGGAGTGGCCTGTGAACCGGAATTTGCGGCGGCACCCGCCTTGAGTTGAAGTTGCACCTGCTGAATGCGGCAGGTGTTCTGCGCGACACCGGAATTGCTCGGCCCGCTGTAGGGCTGTGCCGGATTGGTCGCGTTGTAGTAAGGCAGCACCACGGGATTGGTATCGCCTTCGAGCAGTGCGGCCTCGATCAGATAGTTGATTGCTTGACCGGAGGTGGCGGGCGGGGCAAGTGTGAGTGACGAGGCGGTGAGATTGATTCCCAACTTCACTAGTGGATCGGTCGTGTCAGCCGGCAACGATCCATAAGCGAGCGTGTCCACCACAGACAACTGTGTGATGCTTCCGGGGCCCACTGTCACGGTCAGCGAGGCCGGTGTCGTCGGGGAACAGGCAAGGCCGTCGACAACGGTGTTGCTGCCCAGTACCGCCTGGGCCAGATAACCCAGTGCGACCATCCCATTCCGATTCGTATTCAGAATATCGGTGTCGAGCGGGATACAGCCCGGGTAAACCAGGATTCTGTCCATGAGATCCTCTTTGCTGATCGTGGAACCAGCTCAGTTGGTGATCCTGGTCCAACCGATGGCGGCGACCGGCAGCACGTCGGCGACGGCCGCATAGATGTCGTCATCCGTCACCTGGCCTTGCACCATCTCCAGGCTGGCATATTCGATGGTACCCTGGCCGTAGCCTCCGCCGGGCCCACCCCAGCCGGAGACCGCGGCGATGCCGCTGCCGACCGGCCGGTAGGCCGTGATGAAACACTGAAACGGCAGGGCGAGACTGCCCCATCCTCCGGCGCTGCCGTAGCCAACTCCGCCGCCGGCTCCAGTCGACGACGTGTAGCCGCCGGTATCGGTCGAACGTGCTGGCTCGAACACGTACGGCGCGCGTCCGGTGAGATCCTGCAGCGCCGCAACGATGGCACCGCGCGTCCCGCGTTCGCGGAACAGCCGCGCTGGATCCGATTGCGGAATGCATCGTCGCCTTGTCCTGTCCGCCTGGTCAACCGGTCGCCGAAGAAGTCGTTTGCGATGATGTCCAGCCAAACGTCGATTGCAGTGGCAATGCGCGTCTGCGCCTTCACGTACTGCAATTGCTGGTAGGCCCAGCTCCAGCCGGATGCGAGGCCACTCAATACGCCGTCCAGTACGGAAGCATTGTCTGGGAACCAACGCGCCGGCAGTACAGTGCGCAGCCGCGCCAGCATGTCCTGTTGGTCGCCCGTCATGTCAGTTGACCGCGATCACGCCGGCCTTCACCACACCGTTGACGGCAACGGTGATGTCGCCGGCGCTGCCGTTTGCCAGCAGCGCACCGACATTGACCACTGTCGGGCTTGCAGAATAGGCGATCTGAGCAAGCTTGGTCAGCGGGAGACCTGCGCCGACGGTCAGGCTGTTGATGTAAGAGCCGATCGCGTTGCCGACGAGTGCCTGGACCGGCGCCTTGGTCGTTCCGGCTGGAACAGTGATGGTGAGGGAGACGTTGGCCGTGAGTACTGTCGGCGACTGAACGCTGAAGATCGAACCCACCGGTCGCATCGCGTCGATCGCGGTCTGCACTGCGGACAGCAATGCGGTCGAGGGGCTGCCGGACCCGTCATCAACCGTCACCACGAAGCTGCCCATGTGTGGCTGACCCGATGGATCGATGTTCTCCTGAATGGTGTAGTTCAACCCCTGCTGAATGCTGCTGATCGCATAACCCACCGCGACCGGTGTGGCGCGCGAGCGGCTGGCGATGAAATTGCGGAAGCGGCTCCTGAATGCATCATCGGACTCCGCGTCGAGTCCATTCTGAAAGGCGCTGCCGTTGCTGACAGATTCGATACCCGGGAGCGCCGATGCCAGCAGGGAAACTGTGCCAGCCTGGACGTTGCCAGCACTGCCCGGCGTCTGTGCGATGACCGGCACATTGATGGAAGCAATACCGCCGGCCATGACGTAGCCATTGCTCGCCGCCGACCAGGAAGGCTGTGTCGTGTCCGCGCCGACCGCGAATGTCTGTGTGCCGTCAGCGGTGCGGATCAGCGCACCGGCCGGGATCAAGGCGGTCATGCCTGGCGTGAAGCGCGAGAATGTCACGGTACCGGTGGCCGCGACCGCAGGGAGTCGGGTCAACGTCAGATCGGCCATCCAGCTATCTAGGTCGGCCCCATTGCTTGTGGCCGCGCGCGTCGTTCGCAGCACCTGCAGAATGAGCCATTGCATCCACAACCCGATCGAGGCATTGGCCTCCAGCACCGCGCGCAGTGTAGACCCCACTGTGAGGTCCAGAAGCTGCGTCGCAGATGCCTCGACGGCAGCCGCCATGGATTGCACGAGCGTGCTGAAGGTGCGGAGCGATAGTTGCATGGCCTAGGTGGACACCGAAAAGGAAATGACCTGGGTCTGGCTGCTCTCGGCGTCTACGTAGCGAACATACACGTAGACGGTGCCGGAAGCGCCGCCAGGTGCGATCTGCACATCGATCAACGGCTCCGGTTGGTGCGCGACCGCGGCCTCCTTGAAGATCTGGCTGCGTATCACCGCCCTGATCTGCAATGCATTGATCGGCTGGCCGATGAAGCGAGCCAGGCCGGCGCCATAGTCGAGCTGCCAGATGTAGTCGCCGGGATTGGTTAGAAGGCGGCGCAGCACGCGCTGCTGCCCAAGCAGTGGGCCGGTTACTGTGCCGATGTCGCCGGTGGAGCCGATCACCAGATCGGATCCCCATTGGTGCGTTGCGTCAGCCACGGTGGTCAGTCCGATGGGTTGGGCGCACTCGTCGTGCCGCCGCGGGAATCGGTGTGCGTGTGCGCATCGTAGTGGCCACGCAAGCGCGACAGCGAGCCTTGCTGATCGTAGACATCGCCTGCGACGTGCAGGTCGCCGTGCATCTGGATCGTTCCGTCGTTCTGCAGCTTGATGCAGCTGCCGGACTTGTGCATCAGCCACAGTTCGCCGACCGGTGCAGCGGGGGGTGTCTGCGTATTCGAGAACGCGCGTCCCACAATGATGCCATGCTCGGCGTCACCCTCCTGTGCGAGAACCAGGACCTGGTCGCCAGGAGAGGGAGGGCTATACATGCCCCACCCGGCTCCGATCCACGGCGAGAGCACAGGCAGCCAGCCGCTGAGCACACCTTCCGGCTGCAGCGTGACCCGCACCGTCGCGGCCGTCGAATTCACGGACGTGACCGTGGCGAAGCGCGGCTGGCTGCCGCCTTGATCGAGCGCACCTGCGTGCTGCTTGATGAGATTGAGAAGCCGTTCCATGCGTTATGTCGTACCGCCATCGGTGTCGTTTGGTGTGGTCGTCTCAGTACGCGGCGAGGTGTTTTTCGCGAGAATGCGTTGCATCAGGCCGCCATCCTGGCGCAGTCGGCGTTCGATAACGTCAATGTAGTAGGTCTGATCAAAGTCCGTGCCGGTCCCTTCCAGCGCGATCAGGCTGCGCGGACTGAGCGCGAGTTCGCCCGGCATGCTGATCCTGATGGTACGTTCATGGCGTGTCAGTTCAGCGAGCTTACGCTGGGCCAGTTTCAACGCGTCATCTGGCGTCAGATTAGGCTGTACGAAGACATAGCGTTGCGGCGATCCGTTGGATTGTCCGGTGCCGCTGCGGCAAAGGGCTCGCGCGCTTTGAATGAACGCATTGTTTTGCCGCGAGTTCCAACTCTTGACCACCACTTCGATATCGCGTGCCAGGGTCAGCGATCTCTCCAGCTTGAGATCGATCACATCGTCCGGCCGCAACGACACCGCGAGATCGGCCGCCTGTGTCGCCGGCTGGAAATACAGAGCTTGGCCCTGGACGAATGCGTCAAACCCCTCGTGCCGCGCCAGAAAAACCAGAAGGTCCCACTCGGTGGTGGCACGGCTGAACTGGTCAAGCGTGATGCGATCATGCTCGCTCTGATAGTATCGACCCACCGGAGTCGTGGTAGGCGAAACGCGAGGCATCAAATTGTGGCGCCCCGCCAGAATCGTGGCGATCTCGCTCGCCGTGCGATTAGCGAACGTCTCCTGCGTGCGGGTCTCGATCAGCGAGGCCGTGAGGTCACGCCCGTCGAGATGAACCAATCCGAACGTGGGATCAATGCTCACCCGGTCAACCGCGCCTTGCACCAAGCTGGTGAATGACGCACCTCCGTCGAGACTGAACTGGACGTCCAGTAGGATGTCAGATTCGCTGGCCCAGAAGGGGGCTTCGGCCCATGGGTCGATGCCCAGCACAATCGAGGCACTGAACCGATCCGCTGCGTAGTAGTTGTTGGATATGACTTCGGCTTCCATTGCCCCGGTGACGATCTGACCGTTGGCGATGACCTGCAGGCGCGGAGCACGCCACACAGAGCTCGGATCACTGAGCGGCAATACCGCCTCCAGCACCGGGATCGATGTCCGGTATCAACAGTGTCGTCACGCCCGCGAGGTTTGGATCCGAAAGGCTATTGAGTTCGGCGATGCGTATCCATTGCGTTGCATCGGCGAGTTGTGCCGCAGCGATGCGGAACAGGTTGTCGCCGACGACTGTGATGGTCTTCATGGTCAGGTGCTCGCACTCGTCAGATTGGTTGCCGTGCGGTGAACATAGGCGCCGGCGGATACCAGAGAACTGAGCTGGCCTGCGGCATCGGTCGCGGCAAGCAGATTTGCCACGCCGATTTGGGCGGAACCGACATCCGCGACGTTCATGCCTGCAAGCGTGGCGTCAGCCGTACTGATGGAAGTGCCGATGGAGGACTGGGCATCGGCAAGGCATGATTGGGCGGTGGTGTACGCGGCCGTACCGCGGGTGGTGGCACCAGGTGCGGCAAGTGCCGACTGCAGGGTTGACAGATCCAGGCCAGCATTCGATGCGTAACCGGCTGCCACGCCTATATCCGCCAATGCGACGGTGCCGAGTGAAACCACTGGCTGCAAGAGTGCCGAGGCCTCGTCCTGAAGAACCGTGCAGACAATGCGATACGGAATCCACCAGCCGTTGCGATAATCGGCGCGAAAATCGCTGATCAGAACGGTGTAGAACAGCACGTCCCACGTCAGCGGCAAGGCAGTGCCCGCGACGCGCATCTGGTCCAGGCTGCGGGCACGCAAAGTTGCGTCCGAACCGGTGAAGATGCCGGAGAAGCTGATCTGCGCATCGTCGCGCCCGAGCGCGTCGATCACCCGAGATCCGCCCGGCAGGCGGTGCAATGCAAGCCGCTGCGTGCCACCGAAATTCACCCCGGATGGAATCTCGAAGCCCTGAAAGACGATTGGGCCAAGCAGCAGCGCCACATCAGACATCGGCTTCACCGCTTCTCGTGATGACCGTGCACTCGTCGGCGGTCTCCGCGTTCTGCTGAACTGTCTCACTGTCAGCGAGGAACGACACGTCGAAGGCAACGGGCGCCATTATCGAGGCGAGGTTCGGTGGTGCTTCGCCACTGAACCAGAGAATGAAGGGGATGCGGAGAGTTTCCATGTACTCAGACGCCCATTGGTGCGCCGGGATAGGCGGCATTCATGCGGGGATCGATGCCCGTCGTCATTGCGCCTGGGCGCGAGGCGTGTCTCTCAAGATGATCGATCACCCAGCTGCCAAGCTGGGTGCTGTCCAGCACGAGCACGCCTTGATGCGATCCTGCATCGGCCTGCGGCGACTCTGAGAGAGCCGATGCTGACGGTGGCTCCTCGGGCTCAACCGCTGCATCGCCTGTGGTGTAGGCCGGCATGGTGGCGAGCTTGAGACCGTCGCGGCGCGCGACAGCTCCCGGCGGAGGTATGTCGGTGGCCACTTGCGACGCGGCGATGTCAATGGCCTCTTGTGACATGGCGATGTCGGTGGCCACTTGCGGTGACTGGTCAGGGGCCATGGCACCGAGGACGATCTGTTCCACTCGGGTATCCAGCGGTGTCCCGGTCCCATCAATCGTTGTCACTGGCGCCGCGGCAGCCGGTCGTGCGCCGGCCTCCGGCAGTGGCGATCGCACCATTTCGAGGGCACGCGGAGCCATCGACGGTGCAGCGACTGAGCTCGAGCTGCTCGATGGCGATCCGACCGGGGATGATATTGTCGGCGCGATCGCCACGCTAGGGATATCAGCCGCCGCCGCCTTCGTCGAAAGTGACGCCGCATGCGGAGCCATCGCCACGGCTTGACGCGGCAGCAGGCGAGGTGGCGGCAAGTCTCCGTCGGGTCGTAGCATGTTACGCGGACGCGGTGGTGCCGCCCGATCCGGACTTGTCCGCAGACCAGGGACATCGTGCGCTGTTGGTCGAAACGCGGCAGAAGCCCGAATCTGTTGTGGCGCGTTCGGGCCTAATTGCTCCATATCTGATTCAGGCGAATGCCGAACGCGCGAGGGCGCAGCGATTGGTGCGGCATTGACGTTGAATGCGTTCAATCCCTCGCCGAGCTGCGTGATCGTCTGTAGCATCGCGGCGTTGGCGCTGACCGTGCGGTGGAGTGTTGTCAGCTCCGGCTCCAGCAAGGCCATCGCGACAGATACTCCATGGCTTAGCGCTAGCCTGCTGCCGATCCTCGTGGCGTCGCTATCGGTCACGTTCGCGAATTCCAACGCAGGGCCTGCCAGTCGAACACTCGGCCATCCAACGAGCCGAGTGCGACAACGAAGGCCATTCGCTCATCGGCCGCCAGGCTGAAGGCTACGTCGAATGGCACCCCGTTCCGGACCAGATAGAGGCAGTCGATCAGGTCGGGGTGCCGGCTCAGTTTCCCGCGTTGTCCACCACTTCCGCTAAGGTGGGTTCCGCGGATTGCTGCAACGACTGCGCGACGGCAGCAATTCCAGCATCACCGAGACGACCGACCATGGCCTCGATCTGAATTTCGTTGGATGGTGGGGGTACTGGCACGTCATCGATGCCAGCCACCGAACAGGCGATCAGCGCCATGCCCAGCCACGGTTGGTTCTGCGACAGCAGCGGGCCGGCCGCCTTGAACAGCCGGAGCCGGTCGAGCGCGCTCAACCGCCGGATGGCCAGCCGTCGTCCGTCAGCGTCGATGACAGTCTCGGTGGTGGTGGCGGCCGCCACTATGGATGCGGAAGGGGTCATCAGATGCGACGCCTGCGGACGGCGAAGAATTCCAGCTTCTGCTTGACGCTGCTGTCGCCCTTCCAGATCCCAGCATTGCTTAATCGGAAGCTCACATTGTCATACTGATAGGTCGACGTGGATCCATCCGTCTCGGTGACGTACTGATACATCGTACCAAGTGCGACGCTGCTGCCGTTGAAATACTGCTGTTCAGCGGCGGCGATGAAGTCATCGACGGTCGAGCTGCCGCGGTCGAGCTCGAAGCTGCCTTCCCAACCCTTTGGCAACTCGGTGCCCATCTGAGTACCGTCCAGCCGGTCGACCCGCACCGACTGGGTGAGCTGGCGACTGTCGAACGACGTGACGTGGGCCAGATCGATGCGTCCCGTCGGGCCGATCACGACCAACTGCGTGTCGCGGCCGACAGAGAACATAGTCAGAGACATTCTGTTCGCTCCTTATGCCGCCTGGCCGCTGGGCAGAGTCTGATGGGACACTTGCACCGTCTGACCGCCCTCCAGGTTGATGATGAACTTCTCGTTGATCGCTTGGTATTGCACCTGCGCATCCGACTGGACGTAGCCAAGATCGGTCCGGCTGAAGGGATTGTTGGACGCGTCGCAGATCACGCTGAATGGCAAACTGCCATCGGTGCTACCAAGCAGGCCTTGACCGAGCATGTTCTGTAGAAACGCCAACTGCGTGGCGCGTATGCGGCGGAACAGGTCCGCGGTGATCACCTGGCCGACATACTGGCCCATTCCGGCGGCGAGAGTCGCCGCGATGTAGTTGGTCAGCCGGGTGTAATTGTCGCCACTGATCGCCGCATTGGATGACGAATTATGGCCCCCACGCACGCCCCAGTAATTGCCGCCTGGCTGTGGATTGCTGATCACATCGATGCCAGCGCCCAACAGCACCGCCAGATCGGCGGACGAGTAGGAAGCGCTCTGGCTAGAGCCGGGGGTGCCGGCCTTCTGACTGCCGATGACGCTGTAGAGTTGTTTGTTCAGGCTGGACTGCTCGGGTGAGAGATTCGCCAGGCGGCCGGCGGCGAAGCCTTGCGGCGACACCAGGCGAATGGTGCTGTTGACCTGATCCGACCACCACAGCCAGTCGCCGAACATCAGCTTAGCGGCATAGCTGTCCAGTCCAGCCTGCTGCTTGACGGTGACGGCACTCTGGATGGTATCGCCGGCCGGTCCCGTGAGGATCATATAGATGCCTTCCTCGAGCCCGAACTCGGCCTGTGTCGTCCAGTAGTTCGGATCATCGGCATCGGCCAGCATCGCAATGCCGCAACCTTGACCGCGCAGCGCGTACAGGCCGGAGCGCGGCGGAATGTCGGCACCGACGAGCCCCGTTGCTGCGACATTGGCTGCGCCATCCGAGCCGGCTGTCGTCGAACCGAGTGCGATGGAGAAGGCGCTCGGCGCGATCGTGGCGCCACCGGCGCTGGCGATGATGAACTGCGATGGACCACGCTGTGGCCCTTGGCCCTGGTTCACGGCCGTGGCCAAGGTCGACCAGAACAGCGCACCGGTTCCAGCGATATTGTCGTAAACCTCCGGCTGGAGGCCTGGCAGCGAGACGGTCAAACGCCAGGTGTTGACCTTCGATCCCGTCGTCAGCGTCAGCATGACCTGGCTGCCGAGCGAGCCGGTGTAGAGCGCAGTAAAGGTCACCGTTGTTCCGGGAAGTACGGTCTGTGCGGCCGAGTCGGTGTTGTCCGTGACCCTGACGCAGCGAAAATTCTGCGCGCCTTGCTGCACCGCCGTCGCGACCTGCGTACCCATATCGTACTTGCGCGCTACGACCGGCCCAAAGCTCTGGGCATAGTCCGCCATCGTGGCGACGATGACGGGCTGGCCGACCGGCCCCCAGGACGCTGTGCCGACGACGCCGACCACGTTGGTCGGTACGCCGTTCAGCACTAGGTTCTGCGGCGGGACGATCTGGACATAGAGATCCGGCACCACGAGTGCCGTGGTGTTGATGCTGCCCTGCTGGACAATTGGCATCTCGTTCAGGCTCCCTTGTTCGCCGGCATGACCACGCGCACGACCGAGCGCGCATGTTCGCTGTTCAGGATTTCGTTGATGCGAACGGCATCAGTGACGATGTCGCCACGGGCGAGGCCGCCGAACGGTCTCACCACGACAAGATGCATGTTCATGGAAGCTCCAGTACTCAGGCAATGGTGGACGCTGTATTCAGCACAAGATCGCCGAACAGCATCGAGGGTAGCGAGCTCGAAACTATCGTCGCATATTCCACGTTGTAGGTCAGATCGCGCCGATACAACCTGGCATTCTGTGATTGATCGAACACGGTGGTGCCGGCATAGATCAGCCTGCCGCTCGTCCCATCCGGCAGCGCGAGGAAACGTTGACCGCTCAGGGACTGGTCGATTGCGGCTGCCGTGGCGTCGCGCGTTGCCGGTGTCGGGCACCAGCAGGTGACGCGAATGCCCTGCTCTTGCCGCCGAACTTCCTGTTGCACCGGCGCATCAGCGACCACCCTTGCCAGGAGGTCGCCGGCGCCGGCAATCGTCAGCGTGCTGTAGGATAGTCGGACGATTGATATGTCGCGGGCCATCGATGCGAGATTGGCGGTCACCGATTGCGGCGTATCACCGACCTGCGTGCGATAGGCATAGCTTATGCCGTCCACGAGGATGCCGGCGATCTGCCCGACATCCGCGGTGCCGCCGAAGGTCACCGACATGCCGTTGACCGCAACAGTCAGAGTGGGTTGCGCAGGTGCGCCCATCCACTGCTGGGCGTATCGGGTGGTCGTGCGGCTCGTGCTCCCATCAGGGAATACCGTGACGTTGATCTTGCCGGCGGCCAGATCGGCGTCCAACGCCGCCGAGTTCGGCCAACCCCGATAGATGCGGCAGTCTGGCCCAGGAACACTGGTTTGACTGGTTCCAGTTGGATAAAGCGCCGCCGAGACCGCGTTGACCAGCGCGACTTCCACGTCTGATTCGTCAGCCATCAGGTCGTCGCCTGCTTTACCGTGATGCGCCAGCCAAGATCGGTCAGCTCAGCTGCGGCAACGACCGCATTCCGCCCGAGGTCATCCGTCATCAGGTCCGACGGAAGCAGGATCATGCCCGCTATCGCCGGCATCAGAACGGTCCAGTATGGAACCGAACTGTCACTCGGGAGGTCGGCGCTCGGATGACCCCGGCCTGCCACACCGAGTACGCTTGCCGGCCAGTTTGTGAGCAATACCTCGTTGGTCTCGGTGATGACGCCGCCGTAAGTGTTCACCCCCGTACCCGAAGGTGCGGCCGGACGTGCAAATGTGACGACGCGATTGGTCTGCACACACAGCACCGGCACCAGCCGTTGTTGTGCGGCGATGAACCACACGCTATCTGCGCGCACGAGGTAGTCACCCGGGCGCGTGTAGGCAGCGTCGAAGATACCGTACCAGAGTGCGTCGCCATAGGCATTGGGATGCGCGAACTTGCCGTCACGTGCCGTGAACGCGGCACGCAGGCGCAGGAACCGGTTTTCGGGAGCCAGGGGCTCGGAAAATCCCGAAGGCCGGTAGGCATCGGTGTCAGCCCCTACGGCGCGCGCCGCGGCGTTCAGACTCCGGTAAATCCGGTCCTGCAGTTCCACGGGATCCATGATCAGACGACCACCGTGATGCCGCTGCTGGTCAGTGCCGGCCCAAGCGGAATTCCAAAGAAACTGCAAAGCCGGCGCCGCCAGTCATCGAACAATCTGGTGCGGTCGCGCAGCTCGTCACGGTTGCGCGTCCACACTGCCGCTTGGTCGGTATCGAGATTGTCGCCGGCACGGGGAACTGCGAACTCGAGCACAGTCAGCGTGCCAAGGTAGCGCCGCACAACGGCCTCTTCTGCGGCAGACAGGTTGTTCATGCGGTATTCGAGCAAGCCATAGGCCTGAAAGAATCGCCAGTCGTCGAACCCGCTGGCCGCGGCACCATAAGCTGGATAACCGCAGAAGCGACGGATGTCCGTCTTCTCTGAGTCAGCGAATGCCATCAGAGATAGGATCCGTCGCCGCGAGTGAACAGCACTGCACCGCTGCCGGCAGCGAGCACCGCTGCGGCATAGCTGACCAGACTGTTCACTGACAGCATCACTCGCGCATTCGCCATCACCGGCATATCCGCGGTCGAGGCCGAAACCGAAGGATCGGCGCCAAAGCGCACATAGGCGAGGGAGGCGCTGGTGTTGGTTATCACGACCGAATCGCCTCCGCCGGCAAGGGGCACTGCTGCGGATGCCGTGCCCGCGCTGAGCGAAACCGTTCCAGTTGGGCGGAATGGCGTGATAGAGCCGATAGCCATGTTCTGTTCCGTCTGCTGGGAATCAGCCGATGTGCTCGACCATCCGGCGCGCTTGAACGCGGCGTTGGTGGCAGTTGGGATCGTGCTCGGGTTGGTCGTAGTATCGGACGGCGCGCACAAGCCGCCAATCCAGTACCAGGACTGAGCAATGATCTGCAGCAGGCGGTCGATCGGCTCGCGCGTCACCATCGCCACGTCATCGACAACAGCGACGATCGAATCCTTCGGCGCTACATCCTTGGCCGCCATACCGGCGAAATCGCCCTCGATCAATGCGCCCTGGCCGCAGATGATCGGCCGCCGAACCATCAGGCCGGCGAGCGCCGGATGCACCTGCACATAGGCCTCTGTCGTCGGGACGAACCGCAGGCCGAGGAAGTCGTTCGTCATACCTTGGCGGAAGACCTGGTTGGCGGACGTAGCGCCTTGAAACAATTGCTTGAAATCCGGATCCGCAAATAACTGCCGGGCGGATACGGGATCGAGATAGCAGTTGTAGACACCATTGATCTCCGGAACCGCGTTCATGCGCAGCTTGGAGACCGCGTCCAACAGGTTGCCCATCGTGAGCATGTCGGTAGCGGTCAGCGCGGCGGTGGTAGCACGCTGCGACGGTCGGACAATCACCGACGCATTGGCTGCCGTCACGGCATTGCCGGCCGTGCCGTCGGACACCGACACGTTGCCCGAGAATGTCAGCACGCCGGAGACGCCATTTGGAGCGGTCGAGACGTTGGTGACATCGGCGGTGACGCCGACCAGTGTGTAGGCATTGGCGCCAACAGTGACAGTCAGCGGATTGGCCGCGCTAACTGTCTGCTGCACGCCATTGACGAACGCATTCTGGAAGCCGCGAACGTCATCGACCGAAACAGCGGTGCCGGGGCTTCCCAACGTGGTGCGCACCCGCGTATTGCCGCCGAAATAGCTGCTGAACAGGGCGTTGCGCGCCAGTTCGTCCAGGCTGCGCGCAGCCTGTTCGCCGTTCACATAGGCATTCTGCAGGAACTGCGACGCAATGCCGACGCGGCTCGTGACCATGTTCAGGTCGGTCGTAGCGGCGTAATGGTTGATCGTGATCGTGTACTGCTCTACGCCCCAACCTGTCGGCGTCATGCCGTTATCGAGATTGGTGTTGGTGCTCGCCGCCAGCGGCGTCGTAATACTCGGCTTCAGCCCGGCGCGCGTCCTGGTCAGCGTCTCGCCGATGCCGACCGAGATCTTTACCCGATCGGCGCAGGCACGATAGCCGATCCGCGACTTCAGCGCCTGTTGGAATTCGCGCTCCAGGAAGCCCTGCTGGATGATCGGTTGCAAGGCGGCCGGAAAATTCTGAATACCCATTCGGGGATTCCTTCTTATGATTGGTGTTTCAGGATTGCCGCGCGGGCGGCTCGATATTCGTCATCGGTCATTTCGGTTGCCAGCTTCTGCCGCGGCGGCTGTACCGGAGGCGGACTGGACGGGCTGGACGATGATGCCCCGCCGAACAGCCAGGGTTTTGCCCGCCTCAGTTGCGCCATCAGCTCGGCGGCATTCGCGAGCTCGCCGTCTGAGGTCAGCTCGACGTTCCTGAGGTCGAGGAGTTTCAGACCATCCAGGTCCACGATCCCGGCGCGTAACGCCTCGACTTTCAGTTCGGCGCGAGTGACGCGCGCCCGGGCTTCCTGTTCGATCTCAGCCAATCGACGCTCGAGCGTTTCGGCGCGCGTACGGAGTTCGGTCATCGGATCAACGACCGGACCGGCAGGAGTATCATCTTCTGACATCAGTTGCTTCCGTTGGCGTTCCGGTCGACGGCGATCCGCGCGAGTTCGGCCGGCACGTCCTCAATGTCGAACGTGTCGGCGATCGCCTTCACCGCGCTCTCGCGGCTGATCTGGCCAGCATTCGCCAGGGTGCTCAGCGTCTGGGCGTCCTTCTGCCGGTCATCCGCAGTTGTCGGATACCAGCGCGGCCAGTTGAGTGAGAGTCGCGCTACGGGATCCATCGCTGCGAGCTCGCGCCCCATGACCCGCAGCCGATAGATCTGCGAGGCCCGCAGCACCATGCGCGCGAGCGACAGCAAGGCACCCTCGCCGTAGCTGACGCGCAGGTTGTCGGCGAGCCACACCAGGCCCTGGTTCATCAGTTCAAGTGCGCGGCCCGACTGGGCCGCGGTCAGGCGATCGGCATTCGCTCGGTTGCCATGCACGCTTTCCAGCGCCAGCTCGCGCAGCGTCCGCACATATTCGATGACCGCGGCGGAAGCCGTGCCACCGATCTCCAGCAGCCTGGCGTCGCCCTTCTCGCTGACCACCAGTGCGTTACCGGCACCCTTGATGATCTCGTTGTCGGTGCTGGCCGGCTCCTTGATCAGCAGTGTCGGGTCGCTGCTGTATTTCAGACCGCGGCCGGCCTGGCTGAGCTGGTAGTCGATTTCAATTTGCGTTTCGATTGCGGCACGGAATGTGCAGGCGCCATCGGCAACGTCGCCGGTGGACGATGGACCAGGCAGATTGCGGATCCAGACCATCGGCACGAAGCCAAGGCCGTGCTGAACGCTGCGTTCTTCGTCGATGTCCGCCTCGAACGAGCTGCCGACTGGCAGCGGCAAAAACCAGGTCTCGCCCTCGGTGTCCCAACTCCGCGTGAACCAGTAGTCAATCGCGGTGTCGGCGATCTCGTACCCGCTCGAAGCGAGCAAAGCGCCCGGCACCTTGTACTTCTCGGTTACCCGGATCAGCGTGTCCGGCTCCTGCGGATCCCATTCCGGCATAAGGTACGTGGTATCGAGAACGTCGAAGAAGACGCGGCCACGAAGCAAGCGCATGAGAATCGCGACGGAGCCGATGGCGCCCCGCATCGCCGCTTCGGTCATAGTCAGGTTGAGACGGGTCTCCTTGGCGATATCAGCGAGCGCCGCGCGGATCGTGCGATCGGCGCAATCGATCGTCGGGAAGTGGCCTTCGCTGAACAGAAGCGAAACGCTGTCTTCTACCACGACGCGGCAGAGCGCATAGCGGACGCTGGGCCGGCGGTTGCGCAGCGGGATATATTCGCCACCCGCGCCGCGCTCTTCATGGAATTGGTGCGGCAGGACGTCGTACAGCTTCCCGTCCAGCACACGCTTCAGAATGTCCAGCGTGCGCACGCGCGCCGGATAGTGCGGATCCTGCGGAATCAGGGTGCAGATCGTCTCGAGCATGGGACCACTGATGTGGGTGTTGGGTCGGCTAGCGTGCCAGGAACGGCAAGGAGATGCGGCGCGCCGGCGTCCCGGCCTCGGTCAGCATTGTGAACGCGTGCGACAGCGCATCGACCTGGTCGTCCTTGCGGCCGAATGGGAAGTCGCGCAGCTCCTCAAGGAAGGCGTGGTTCCATCCGGCGCGGACAATGGCGAAGTTGCGTGCCTCGACCTGTGATGCGACAGGCGCTGCCCGCGTGGTCTTGGAGCCCGTTTCGCGCCGGGTCGCAACGCGATAGCCGGCAAGGCGACCGGCGAGGTAGGAAGCCTGGTGTTTGCCGGCTTGTCCGGGGTCTTGCGGCAGGCCGATGGTGACCGAAGTGCCATCGATGCGCGCGGCTTCCGCAATGACGACTTCGACCTCGTGCGGCGAGCCGCGCATGTGCACCACATCAAGCACAATGAAACGACCAGGTTGTTGGTGCAACAGCTTCACACCTGTCGTCCAATCCGGATCGTTGCCCCCGGTTGGCACGGTCGCGGCAAGGTCCCAGGCGCGCACGACCATACCGTCGAAGCGTGTCGGTGGGGCATCGAGAATATCGATGCAATCGGTCTTGAACAGGCTGCCGGCGATCGGCTGAGGCGATTGCTGGTACAAGGTCGACCATGCCCGTTCACCGATCGTGTCGCGCCTGCGAAACAGGGCGGGTTTGTCTTCCCAGTCCGGCCACAGCGCTGTACCTGGCTGGCGTTGGAGCGGATCGTTCTCCTCGGCCAGAGCGGGAAGGCGGATCAGGTGCCATTCGGCCGCGTTCTGCGCGAGCAGACGGCCGGCCAGATCATCTTCATGCCAGCGCGTCATGATCAGTACGATCCTACCACGTGGCTTTAGCCGAGTAGTCAGATCGAAGCGGTACCAGTTCCAGAGCCGTTCGCGCATCACGGGGCTGTCCGCCTCGGCCTGCGACTTGGTCGGATCATCGATGACGGCGAGATCGGCGCGCCGTCCAGTCAGTGGGCCACGAATTCCGGCCGCAAAGTATTCACCCTTGGTCGTGGTCTGCCAGTGGCCTGCGGACTTCCGAGCGGCATGCAGCCCATAGCCGAGCAGATCCTCGTACTCTCTGACCAGTTCGCGCACCTGACGACCGAAGTGCTCCGCCAGGCTTGTCGTGTGTGCCGTTGCAATCACCGAGCTGGCTGGATGCTGCGTGAACCACCAGGCGGGGAACAGCAGCGACGCGTAGGTCGACTTCGCCGATCCAGGTGGCATCAACACCATCAAACGATCGATGTCACCTCGACACACCGAGTCGAGCCGGTTGAGCAACAAACAGTGATGCGGCGCCGGACTTTGCCCGCTCCTTGCCACGACCGAGGATGCCCAGGCGAGGAGGCTGGAACGGATTGCCTGATGCTGACTGGACTCCCCGGCCCGGTTCTGCGAGTCGTGGGAGGAACCCGGCATCGCTCAGGTGAGGGACTTTCCGATAAGCTTACCGACGATTACGGCAAGAGCCTGGCGCAGTCGTATGACCCGCCCGGAATAGGCCGCGGATGTTCGAGGTGGTAATCGGAAGCAGCAAGCTTATCGGAAGGGCGTCCCGCTTGCGTTCACCACCATCATGCCGCAATCAATACCAGAATCTGGGGCAGGTGGGCAAGAGGAATCTGAAAAAAATCCTATGGTGCCGCCGTGGCAGGTTTTGGATGACCGTCTGTGGGCTGCTCGTGTCTGTCCTCACCGGCGCATGTGAGGCGGATCTGGGTGAGCGTCTGCAATCCGGTCAGGTTCTGGCCTTGCACGGCTTGCAAGGTCGCTGGGTCGGCCCCGTTGTGCCGACAGAACGCGCGTGCGGCCCCACGACGCAGGGACTTATGTCAATCGGGGAAAGGGGATTCGGTCTCGATCCGTTCCAGAGCACGGCGGTGATCCACGGTGAGGTCGCCAACGATGGCCACCTCAGTGGTAGCCTCATCCGTCAAGGTGCTGAACACCAGGACATTTCAATCGCCTTCGAGGGGATGGCCGCCGGATCGGACGCCATCAGTGGCACGTTGCAATCCGGTCGCTGCCATTGGACGGTGACGCTGCATCGCGGCTAAGCAAGCCTCCACCATGCCATGCATTAACGCTGTAATGCCGCACTTTCACGGTGAACTAACCGTTCCGGCACTTTGATGGCATTGCCCACCGAGTCACACTGACCGGGCATCGTCCTTCTTCTGGACGCCAGGATAGCAGAATTGCTTAATTGTCGGGGGCGCAATGACCTACATGAACAAGACGTTTGGCGCACGCGTTACGGCACAGGACAACGGCAACGGTGCGGGGCGCGCTACCCGAGAGGCGGTCGTCCTGGTGATCGAAGACGACTTCGGCCTGTCGAGCGCGTTTCGTAGTGTCTGCGAATGCCTGAACGTTGCGGTTGAGCGTATACCGACCCGGGATGACATTGGACCAGTGTTGCGCCGGCGTCGCCCGATGGCAGTGGTCGCGGAAATGGACGCGGCTGGCCAGGATGGCTGCTACGTCCTGATGACCGTCGCCGCACACGATCGCGACCTGCCGGTTTTGCTGATTGCGGGCGACGATCCCGCACTGCTCGGTGCCATCGATGCCGTGGAAGAGGTCTGGCAGCTTTCGGCGGTCGTTAAATGGCCGCGGCTGTCTGGAGTCGGCGCCCTGGTCGATTTCCTGTTCCGCGCGGGCCGCAAGGGTGGCTGCATGCGGCTGATGTCGACATGA